ACAGTTGTTTTTACGTGTTGGTATTTACCTTAAAGAATAGTACTATATTTATAATCAAACAAAAATAATTAATAAACAGTAAACAAAAACATGGAAAAAAAAGTTTTAACAGAAGAAGAAATGTCAAGAGTAACAGAACTTAGAAAAAGATTTGCAGTGCTAAGTCAAAGTTTAGGTAACATGGAAATTGCAGCTTTAGAAATGAAGATTCAAAAAGAAGCTGGGATGGAAGAACTTAAAAACATTAAATCTGAAGAATTAGTTTTAGCCCAAGAACTAGAAGAAAAATACGGTCAAGGTACTGTATCTTTAGAAACTGGCGAGTTCTTACCAGATAAATAATTTTTTAAAGAACTTTAACATATTTATTATAAAAACATAATACAAAATGGCAGAAACATTAATTTCCCCAGGGGTATTAGCTAGAGAGAATGATCAATCTCAGATAACCTCACAACCCGTACAAGCTGGAGCAGCTATTGTAGGTCCTACTGTAAAAGGTCAGGTAAACATTCCTACATTAGTTACTAGTTATTCTGAATATTTAGCTACATTTGGAAGCACTTTTGAAAGTGGTTCAGATGAGTATAGCTTTTTAACATCAATCTCAGCTCATAACTATTTCCAAAATGGTGGTACTTCTCTATTAGTAACAAGAGTTGCCTCTGGTTCTTTTAGTTCTGCCACTTCATCTAAAGTAGAAGCTAACAATGGTTTAGTATTAGCAACAGATGCTTTATTTACATCAGTAGGAGTTGGATACGATATAGACGGAGCTTCCTTCCCACTAACAGCATCAGGTGTTGGTTTAACAGGTAGTGTATCAGGTGTAACAGCAGAAGCAGATTTCTTCTTCTCAAATGCAACTACATTAGATTCTGTTATTGTAACCGTATCAGGTTCAGGATATTCAATTGGTGAAACTATCACAATTCCTTCAGGATCTTTAGGTGCAACCGGAGGTGCTGGTACTGATATGGTAATTACATTAGTAGCAGATGATATTCAATCAGGAGATGTAAATGCCTTTACTTTAGAAACAATAGGTGAAGGTGAGATCATGAATAGCACTTCAACAGAAGGAGCTAATGGTACTTTACCAAGTGGTTCATCTGATAACTTAAGATGGGAAATTGTAAACCCAGATACTTCAAGAGGTGTGTTCTCAGTAGTAATTAGACAAGGTAACGATAATACTAAATCTAAATCAGTACTTGAAACTTTCTCTAATGTTTCTTTAGATCCTAAAGCTTCTAACTACATTGCTAGAGTAATAGGTGATCAAAAACAAACAGTAGCAGGTTCAGGAGCAGATGTTTACTTACAAACTACAGGAAACTTTAAAAATGCTTCAAGATACGTAAGAGTTAAAAGTGTAAACTTAAAAACTCCAAATTATTTTGATAACGCCGGTTTAGCTAAAACAGCTTACACAGCTTCTATTCCAACTGCTCAGAGCGGTACAATGGGAAGTGCTGATGGTAGTATCTTAACAGGAACTGGTAATTACTACAGTAACATTAACAATAGTGATTCACAAGGATTAGTAGGAGGTAACTATGATACAGCCTTTAACTTACTAGCAAATAAAGATGAATTCCAGTTTAAAGTAATTACTTCTCCAGGTTTAATATATTCAAATGCTTCACACGGAACTCCATTAAACACACTACTTTCAAATGTAGAAGAAAGAGGAGATTCTATTTTAGTATTAGATTTAGAAAACTATGCTTCAGCAGTAACAGCAGCAACACAAACAGCAGCTACAGTTGATAGTTCATATGCAGCAAGTTACTGGCCTTGGGTTCAAGTAACAGATCCTGATACTCGTCAATTAGCATGGGTTCCAGCATCTACATTAATCCCAGGGGTATATGCCGCTAACGATTCAGCAGCAGAGCCTTGGTTTGCACCTGCAGGTATCAATAGAGGTGGTTTAGGTTCAGTTAATCAAGCAGAACGTAAATTAACTCAAGCTAATAGAGATACATTGTACGTTGGTAAAGTTAATCCAATTGCAACATTCCCAGGAAGAGGAGTTGTAGTATTCGGTCAGAAAACATTACAAACTCAAGCAAGTGCTTTAGATAGAGTAAATGTTAGAAGATTGTTAATTGAATTAAAAGGATACATTTCTCAAGTATCAAGTAACTTAGTATTTGAACAAAATACAGCAGCTACAAGAAATCAATTCTTAAGCCAAGTTAACCCATACTTAGAATCAGTTCAACAACGTCAAGGATTATATGCCTTCAAGGTAGTGATGGATGATACAAATAATACAGCAGATGTAATCGATAGAAACCAATTAATTGGTGCGATTTATATCCAACCTACTAAAACTGCTGAATTTATTTACCTAGATTTCAACATTTTACCAACAGGAGCTACTTTCCCAGCGTAAAGAATTAAAAGGCAAATATTTATAACTGAAATAAAAAAATAAACACAAGATAAAATGGCAGTATTAGATCCAAACGAAATATTTTTCACAGCCTTCGAACCAAAGCAGAAAAACAGGTTCATCATGTACGTAGATGGTATTCCATCATATATGATCAAAGAAGTAGGTGAGTTGAAGGTTGAAAGTGGCGAAGTAGTTCTTAACCACATTAACACTTACCGTAAAGTAAAAGGCAAATCAAAATGGTCTGATTTGACTATGTCACTTTATGATCCAATCACTCCATCCGGAGCTCAAGCAGTAATGGAATGGGTAAGATTACATCACGAATCAGTAACAGGTAGAGACGGTTATTCAGATTTCTATAAAAAAGATTTAACTATCAATGTGTTAGGTCCTGTAGGTGATGTAGTATCTGAATGGATAATCAAAGGTGCATTTATCAAAGATGCTACGTTTGATGGGTACGATTGGAGCGACGAAGGTACTGCTCAAAGCGTAGGTTTAACAATCGCAATGGATTACTGCGTGTTGAACTTCTAATAAAATTCTGTCACATATTTTTAAAGAGAGCTTGGCTATGCCAGGCTCTTTTTTTATGTTTATCCACAATATCGCAAGGAAAGTTCTTTGACATTAATAATAAAAAAACTATGGAAATAACATCATTTATTTTAGGTGTAATTGCTGTCATCGCTATTATGATGGTTGTGATTACGTCTGTGAATTACATGGCATTCAAAACTCTAAAAGAGAATTTTGATGATTACAAACGAGGTACAGAAAATGTACTTAAAGATATCTATAAAGATAGTGAATTTGCTCGACAAGAGCTACATTCTCGAATTACAGAAACAGAGCAATCTCTTGCTCGACACACCGACTCTAGAGTCGATAAACTAGAAAGAAAAATCTATCAAGATTTTGATATTAAACAAAACCAATCAAATACTTACAATTAACCCTTAGTTAAGGAATTTTCCTTTGCGATATTTATATACGAATTTAAAGTTATTACTAAATAAAAATTATGGATCAAGAAAACACATTTAAGTTTCCAACAGAAACAATCGAACTACCTTCAAAAGGACTTATTTATCCTGAAGACAATCCCTTATCATCTGGTACTATTGAGATGAAATATATGACAGCGAAGGAAGAAGATATTCTTTCTAACCAATCATACATTCAGAACGGTACAGTAATTGATAAATTATTAAAATCACTAATCGTATCGAAAATTAACTATAATGATTTAATTGTAGGTGATAAAAATGCAATTATGATTGCAGCTCGTATTTTAGGGTATGGTAAAGATTATGAATTCGAATATAAGGGTGACCCTGTTAGTGTAGATTTAACTTCTTTAGAAAACCTTCCATTTGACGAAAGTTTAATTCAAAGAGGAGAAAATAACTTTACTTTCACTCTCCCTAAATCAGGTGCTACTCTTACCTTTAAACTATTAACTCACGGTGATGAGCAAAAAATAGAACAAGAAATTAGAGGATTGAAAAAGATTAATAAAACTGCATCCCCAGATTTATCTACACGTCTAAAATACATGATCACTTCAGTTAATGGGGATGATGATAAAAAAATAGTACGTGAATTTGTAGACAATTACTTCCTGGCAATGGACACAAGAGCATTCAGACAACACATTAAAGCTATTCAACCTGACGTTGACTTAAATGTTTCAGTAACTCTTGAAGATGGCAGTGTGGAGGATGTCGACTTACCCATTGGGGTCACGTTTTTTTGGCCTGACGCCTCAGTATAGAGTTTCCGTATTTAACCAAATACACGAGATAGTATTTCATGGTAAAGGCGGCTATGATTATTTAACTATATACAACATGCCTATTTGGTTAAGAAACTTTACCTTCAATAAAATGAGGGAATTTTATGAAAACGAAAGTGCTCAAATGAAAAAAGCACAGGGTAAGCAAGGAGGCGCTACAACCGTAGTTGATTCTTCAGGTAAAATTCAAGCTCCTGAACACTTCCAAAATGCTAAAAAATCTCCAACTTATGTTGCGAAGGCGTCTAAAAA